CCTTTATATACGTTTGCATAGTGCTTTGACTACGGTCTTTGTACTTCCTGCTCCTATATATCGTATCCATTTAAGTTAAAGCTTATGTCAGCTAATTCAGCTAACAATTCCCTTCTTCCTATTCAATCCTCCACCCCCAATCCAATCACTATCCGTCGGCGACAGTCTAATGACCAGTCACCTACCACCAACGTGGTTGCGAATGCGCGTGGCGTATTACATCGAACAAGCGAGAACACGCTTTCCGACATCGCTCCCCCAGTGGACGCTGTCGTTCATAATCCTATATCATCTCTCCCAGAGCCCGATTACCCGGTCTCGAGTGAGGTTAAACGCCCCCGCCGTCAACGTGCGCGTTCATCCAAACCAAGCGCGGCCGCGCCAGCCCCTAGTTCGACCCCCTCGACGTTAAGTCAAGCGGTCGTCAAACCTGCCTCTGACGCCCCGCCCGCTCGGCCTATAGTGACTTTCTCTGATCAATTGTCTTCACACATTGCTGCCCCGGTGCAAGAGCACCCTCGCAAGAAAGTCGTTATACGCTCCAAACCCGATAATCCTAGTTTTTCCGCCATCCCTGAGGCAGCGATGCCTCCATTTGATTTCACCCCTTTGCCCGCCATTCCGGCCCTGGTCAAGGACACCCCTCCAAAAACCATTTTTCCATTAACCACTCAAGTCGACAAATATGCTGACTCTTTGAAAATGGAGGTGGATGCTCATATCAAAGAATATAGCACCCCTCCATTGGCCCCACTGACGCCCGCTATAGAAGAGCAGGCAGACAAAGTCATTGCGGCTGTGGTTGATCGGAGTTTTAATGTGGCAGCTTTTAACAAATACCTTCACGACGCTATGCAGAAGTTCTCTACTGACTTCAAGCAACCTGTCTCAATGAATTTGTCTGTGAGCGCCCCATCTGGGGTCCCTCTGCCGCCTGTGTTGAATCCCGTGCTTGGCACGGTGGTCGACATCGCTGCAGTGCCAGTGGCTGTGCCCCCACTTCCCTCCTCGCTACCGGTCGAACCGGTAGTTTCCGTCCCTTCCACGAGTCTGATCGCACCGCCCTCGATTGTCCCTAGTACGTACTTACAAAATGTGCGTGGATACACCGCTGGTGTGTCACCTAGCAATCGGCGGGTGCAGAAAAGTCTGACAGACCTTGGTATCGGATGGCATCACTATAAAAACGACTCCAATCTTGAAAACCCTCACTCCGTGGCAGCGGCTGTGCGGGCGGTGCGAACCGTCCACGCATTAGCCACGCTATATGAGCGGGGGTGTCGGAAAGTGGTGTCGATTTATGGATCGGACCGTGACCTACGTTTCAACGATCGCCTCAATGAGGGCGTTTTATCAGGGCAGCAAATGACCCTGACGTTGCATAAACCGATCGTCACTGCGCAAGACATTGCGCGCGTTTCAGCCCCCGGTGTTCCCTACATCACCACCTTGGAGCCTTCCGAATACGACGGCTTCTTGATGGTTAATATATTTGATGTGGAGAAACAATATCGCACAGTTCCAGATCTGTGCGCGCGGTTGGTTGAATACGGTCCTGTGGTGTGGTTGGGACATGAGTTCCGCGGTGCATATGGGGTATTCTACGGCGAAGCGGCATGGATCCGCACGCCTGATGATAAAATCATTCACTCTCCAGACGCTACTTCTCGTCATTATGGCCCTGACACGGATAGTACTCCGTGGTGTCAAGCTGGTTCCAAAGCTGGCATGACGTGGGCACCCGTGCGTACAGCACAGGGTTTTGTCGAGATGCTGTTCGTCGCACAAACAACACTTCCAGCTTCCGCATCATTGCCCATGCCGGCATCGTGGTGGCGCGACCTTCCCGCGCTCCCCGATCCCGAGGGATATCGAGCCAAAATATGGTATTGGTATGCCGACTGGGCGACGACGGGATACACCATGGAGGAGCGCACCCGGTGGTACACCACCCGCTGCCCCACCACGCGTGTAATGGTCGATTGCCAGGGCTTGATTAGACTACGTGAGTGGTTTTCAGGTCGGGCACGCACCCAATTTGTGTTGAATCAAGCGAACCAACGGTTATATGCAACGTATGCAGACAATCCAGATATGGCATTGCTCCAGGAGCGATTTCCATCTTACTTAGAACCCGTCGTGCACAACACGACACTGGTTGCTTTTTATGCTGATCTGGTGGCTCAAAGTGGGCAATTGCGGTCACACGCTTTAGCCTACAGTCACTACACCAACATTTTTAATCAGCAACTTCAAATGATGGCCTCCGCTGTCCCTTCTTACTCATTTCTAGCAAAATTCCTCCAAGCAGTGATTATCCTAACTTTGGTCGGGCTTTTCACGTATGGCTGGGAATATCTCCCTGCGACTTGGGCCGCATCTGTGTACACTCGCCTGTTAACCATGGCGTTGCACTGGGCGGCTGCATTTACGTTGCCGCGAGTGTTTGCCCGCTTGTTGACCTTGGATTTGCGAGCACCCAGCGATTCTGCTGAGTGGATGCTCACCATTTTAGCTGGATCGATGATGTTGGTTGACCCCCTATGGGGTCTGTGTTTCTTGCCTATCCCTATGTCTGTGAAAGTGTATTGTGCACCTTTCTACGAGGAATGGATCAAACGCGGACCCACAGGTGCGGCGTTCATCGCTCTTGAGGCGTGGCAACACAGCCTCATGGCGTTGAAACGTGGAGACCCATTATTTGCAACGATCGGGGCTGGTCTGTTCGCGCTCATCGCCCATTTCGCTTTGTTGTGCTGCCCGCTGTGGTTGGCAATTACTTTGCATCTAGCATGGAACATCTGCGCGACTCCCGACACCCCGGAACCGCAGGTCGATAATAATTGGGATGTATTCACTCAGCATTACTACCGCCAACCCTGGACGCTGAGATTGTTATTCAACGACACTCGAATCGCTGTGCATCGATTCCCGTTACAGGCAGGCATTTTACCCAAAGAAGCTGAAACCTATACCCCCTCCAAGCCACGGTGCAAACTCATGAAGCTCAAGACCAATCACGTTCTCCTTGACCCTTACCCGGCCAAGTCCGCAATTTACTGGATATTGCCCACCAATGTTCCGTGTTATTCGCCAGCGAAGTCCGATCATAATTTATGGTCCGTGATCGTTAATCGAGTGTGTATTGAACCACCAATGGATCCTACCCTGCAAGCTGCAGTGTGGGAGGAGATCGGCCCTGAATTGCTCACTTTTTGTGAGCAGCAACCCCCAATAATCCGCGACCAGGTCTATTTGGCTTGGTTTCTCCGGTTTGATGGGGCGTCGAAGGGCCGTATCACCGCCACTGCTCGTAAGTGGTTGGAGTCACCTTTAGCCCCAAAAGATAAGCGCGTCCAAAAGACGGCCCTCATGGTGAAAACTGATGAGTTGCTGTTCAAGTTCTCGGACACGCATCCTATGATGCGCCCCCGGCCTATAGCAAACGTACCCAACGTTGTTCAATATATTGTTGGACCTTATACCTGGGAAGCGTCCAATCGACTTAAAATCCTTTGGAACGGTTCTCGGATATTTTCGCTTGGGAATTTTAAATTTCGTGTGCTTTATTGTTCGGGGGTGACCGATGCGTTTTTAACCGACATGATGGAGTTGATGCAAACCTCCAGTGTACCGGTCATTGCAGCGGGTGGTGACGATAGTATCGTGTGCCGCATCGTAGAGGGGAAATTGGTGTGGGATGAAGGCGATGCATCTATGTACGACCAAAGCCAATCTTTCGGTCCATTGGATTTCGAATTGGATGTGCTGACTACGCTCGGCATTCCTGACGACATCCTGGATGTGTTGGAAGACATGACGGGTAAACCGTACATGGCCTGGTTTCGCGATGAAACATACGCGAAGATCGACATGGAGGATCGGGTCATCAGGCCCACTGGAGGCCCAAATACCACTTTGGGAAACACCATTATTATGATTATGTCCTGGATCTATGTGCTATCTCATAACCTTCCGCCTAAAGAAGGGTTTGCGAAGCTCGGTTTTGACATGAAATTTAAATTTCATTATGAGCCGACCGCACCAACCTTCTTGAAGGGCATGTGGTATGAGTGCACAGATGGACTGTTGCGTTGGGGTCCACTCCCGTCTCGAATCTTGAAGGCGGGGAAGTTGCTTACTGACCCACGCACATTATACCCTTACCGCTCTTACTACGCATCATGTGAGCAATTCTTGAATGACCTTGCGTGTCAATACGCAGTTGGTCTCCAAGTTCCAGTGATGCGCGCGTTTGTCAAGCGGTATCTACAGCGCCCGCGAGAGCGGGTGGTCAACTGGGGCGACCGCTTCGCCCCTAGATTGACGCATAACTTCAACGTGACCCTTGAGTCATCAGCCCACCGATATGGGCTGACCGTCGAAGATTTGCTTGTGGTAGAAGGATTAATAGCAGTTTCCGATCCCGGCACTTTCCTTTGCCATCCGGCTTTCATGGCCATGGCACTGAAAGATTACAATTAATGCTTGTGCTGCACGGCTCATCAATAGAGAGGAGGGAGATGAGAAGGGGTATGCGTCCCCACTGAACAAAAACGCCAGACATCTATATCAATACATAGCTCGCCCCTGGAAGGAACCGAACTGGCATGAACCAAGTTAAGAATGAATCAACAAAATCCTCAAATCGAGCTGCCCGCCGCCGTCAAGCCGCTAAGACTAAAATTGTCTCTGCCGCAAGACAGGTGCGGATCGTCGCAGCGCGGCCGACAGCCCCGCGTGCGGGGCCGTCGAGAAAGACAACCCAAGTCCGCGCTGTGCCCCGCCCCCCCCGCCGCGCCCAGGTTGATTCGAAACTCCATACCAAAATTCGCTCGTTCTATCCACGCATGCTCAAACAAGAGCATGAAGCTATCCTCACAGCAATCACCCTACCTTTTGGCGCAGAGCCAGTCCGCCTTGCCGGCCCGTTCTGCGCCAAAAGCTCCGCAGTTGCCGCCCCCTATACTGTCACTCCCGTGCTCAGCCTTGGAGGTACCGCCACCGATCTCACAAGTCAAATGCCAGCCTCAGAGCTTGTCGCCTTCGTCTTTAGAGATCCTCGCCGTGCCTATATCCTCTACGATCCCAACCCAACTCACTTACCCTGGGCCTACGAGTTTCAACTCTCGTCAGAAGATACGGGTGTAGTGACTGATGCAGGGACAGCCGCTCCAGGTAACTACATACCTGTTGATTACTATGCCAATTTGAACACGTACGCTCCTCATGGCCCTGGCCAAGTTCCTGGGGTGTACGCAGGTATCAATTTTGTGTGGATCGATTGTGTGGTTACGGCCATGCAATCTTCACATGGCACAGTGTTCACTATGAGCGGCATCACAAGCGGGGCTACCTCCGCTGTCCTTTCGATCGTCCGATACCAACAAGGCTCAGCCTACCTATTCGCCACGTTTACCGTCACAATCACCGCCGGGGCATTCACTTGTTACCTGACGACTGACGGAACGTTTTCTACCGGCTTGAACTTAGGTTCAGGTTACTACGCATTCTTTGTCGAATCCATAGCGGGTGCCTCCGAGTTGATTTACAATCAAGCTTATGTCACAGGAACCTGTTCTGTCTTTGGCCATTTTCAGCAACCAAATTATCAAAACAATTGGTTGGCCGTGGATAACCATCGAACGATAGCCGCCTCAATCATGTACACAAACACTGCCTCACCTTTGAATCGACAAGGGGACTTAGTGGGCTATCAGGCCCCGGGCAGCAAGGAATGGTACAACTATTCAATGACGGGGTCAGTCAACGGAGGCGCTCCTGCCACCGTTTTCGGTCCTCTATCGAAGTTGAATGGTGCGGTCGTTCTGGCCGCTGATACAGGGATGTATGGCTTTCTGCTGCCCTCGGACGACTCCGAACTCCAATATCGGGGCGTCGCCGGCAGCACAGGCACTACTGGCGCAGGTACAGGCATACCTCTTCCGTACCCTCTGTCCGATGTGGCCGATTACCTCATGTTGGTGACCAATATCACCAACACAGCGGGGTATCAACAAGGCTATTGGACATTTGCATATGGTTGCGAGTATGAAACAGATGACACTTGGCGTCGGGTATCGTTACCCGCCTCCTCGCCTTCAGATTTTCAAGACACTTTTGCCATGGCTGGGCGTATTCCCCAATGGCACGAGAATCCCATGCATTTCAATGATATCATGGGAGTCGTGAAGCAGATCTCTGGAGTGGTTAGTGCTCTGGCGCCTATAGCAGCCATAGCCTCCATCCCTTTGACGGGTGGAACCATGACCGGACCCATCATGGCAGCAGGCCAAATCGCCGGGACTATCAACGCCGTTTTATGATCAGAATCCCTCCATTGACGCGCGTTGTCTTTAGCGTGTCTCAGAATATGGAGCTCACTGAATCTTTTTGCTTTGGGGTTTTGATAAGGAATTACGCCTTACAAGCTTCGCGTCTACAAACGCAGCCGCTCGTCTAGCGGCCTAGATGTCGTTGCCCTTGGCTGCCCTGATGTGAAAGGGCCGCTGGGGAAGATTCGGAGGGAAGTGGCTCGTCACCCACCCTCGTTTGTCAAGATACTCACACTAAAAATTCGGTTCTATCCGTCTTTCTTCGTCCACCTTCCGGGAGTTCTTTTAAGAGTTTATAGCTTTTTTCGGAGAGAGCTCCCGTGTTCACTTTGCCCCCACAGTACCGATCTGTGGCCAAGAACTTAGTTC